AGAAACTCCTCGGTCTGGCGCGGGGCCTGGTTGTCGCGGACGACGGCGACCAGCACGGCGCGGTCGCGGCAATCGGCCGCGGCGGCAGGCTGGGGATTCAGTTTCGCCCCAGCTTGGAGTTTGTTTTCGACACCGACCCGGAGGACGTGGACAGGCTGACGAAGGTCATCTTCTTCTACCACACGAATGAAAGCACGGACAGGCTCAAGCAGCGCACCTGGCGGCAGAAGTACGAGCTGCGGGACGGGCGCTGCTATCTGACCGAGGGGTTGTATGACGGCACGGGACGGACAATCAGCGAGACCCACAGCGACGAGAACACGGGGCTTGACTTCATCCCGGTCTATGTCATCATCAACGACGGTTTGACCGGCGACATGACGGGAAAGAGCGACGTGGAGCGCCTCTGGGACAATCAGGACGACTATAACCGGCTGAAAAGCGACGACCGCGACGCGCTCAAATTTAATATGTTCCCGCAGCGGGTTTTCCGCGATGCGAATCAGGAAACGATGGACAGGGTGAAGATCGCGCCGGGCGCAATCATCGACGCACAGACAGACCCCAGCAGCGACCATCAGGTCGATGCGAAAATCCTTGAAGCGCAGTTTTCTTATAATGAACGCATCGAGAATGCGCTGAACCGGGACAAGAACGACATGTACAGCCTGCTGTCCGTGCCGAACGTATCTCTTGAACAGCTCAAGGGCTTTGCGGCATCCGGCAAGGCAATGAAAGCCTTGTACTGGGAGCTGACGACGAGGTGCGAGGAAAAGTGGAACGAGTGGGACGCGGCGCTTAGGTGGATGGTGCAGGCGCTGGTGAAGATGGCGGGCGTTTACGGCGCGGGCAGCCTGCCCGCGCTTGACTTTACAGTGAGCATCGACCATCGCTATCCCATCGCTGACGACGAGGACGCGGAGCGGACGCTTGATTTGCAGGAGGTCAGCCAGCAGGCGCGCAGCCGGAAGTGCTATATGCGCAAGTGGCATCCCAATGAGGACAGCGATTCCGAACTTGCGCAGATTGTCAGCGAGCAGAAAATGCTGGATGATGGGTTTGAAGATGGAATCCGCGCGGAAATGGTTGAATCCAAATTGGAATGATGATATACTGTTGGTAATAAAATGCGTTCCAAGGAGGGCAAAGATCATGCGGAAGATTGCGATTGCGGCCGGGGTAGCCGCACTGTTGTGTGTGGGGAGTGTGGCGATGGCCGAACCGGCTCAGGTGGATTATGAGAGCATGACCCTTGAGGAAGTCAAGGCGCTTGCAGACGAGGCCAACGCCTACTACAAGGAGCAAACGACGACCGGATCGGAGAAAGCCAAGGAAGCGAAAGGCTTGTTGAGCAGCGCGCTGGAAGAAAGGTATCCGGGGCAGACCATCAGCGGGCCGCTTTTCGGTTTTGATGTGAAACGCGAGCGCACGGTTTACACGATTGACGGCTCGTTTACAGCCAAGCTGGAAAAACAGAAAACCACGCATACGGTACACGCCGTGTTTGAGGATGCGGAGGGGCTGAGCCTTACAGCGCTTGTGGTGGACGGCAACACGGCGGACGCGCCGGAAAGGGCGGAGGTCGAACCGACGCAAATGCCGGAAGCAACGGCTGAACCAACCGCTGAGCCGGAAAACAAGAAAGGCTTCAATGACTATGGCGAGCTGCTGGATTTGACGGAGACGGACGGTATCTGCGTGCTCAAGTACAAGATTACGTCGAGCGCAACCAAGAAGATGACGGTTAATCAGAACTATTACACGGTCGTCAATTTCATCAAGGATGGCGGCGGAGACCAGTACGACGAGATTCAATATTGGGCGGTTGCAGATATGCAGGATGGCAGCGAGAGCAAGGTCATCAGCTTTACGGTGTCCAAAGACCTTATCGAAAAGATTAAAGACGGAACAGTTTTGCCTACGAAAATGGGCGATTATGTGGATGAACTCTGGCTTTTGCCGAGTCTCCGCTAAAAGACAATCAAATCGCAGAAACGCTCCAAACGGGGCGTTTTTTGATTGCTCGAAAAAACGCCCTGTAACGCCCGACGGCGCGCGGGGCTAAAATCCCACGCGGAAAGCCGCGGACGCGCTGAAAACGCGCGTTAAACGCGACAAACGCGCAAAAGGAAAGGAGCGAGCGGCGGCATGGCGCAGGGAATGACCTACAAGGACTTTGAAGCGCGCATGGCTGCCGCCCGCGCGGCGCATCTTCGCAACATCGACATCACCGGCAAGAAGATTCAGGGCATCTACACACAGGCGGCGCGAGACCTGGCGAAGCGGGCGGAAGCGACCAGGGCGGGAACGCTGACCGAGCGCTGGGTGAAGGATTACCAGAAAGCGCTTGAAAAGCGCATCGAGCAGATGCGCGGCGAGCTGGGCGGCACGATCCTCTCCGGCATGCGCAAGTCGGCAGGACTGCCGGGGGATACGGTGGAAGGGTGGCTGAACGACGCGCTGGCGATGGTCGGCGTGGACGGGAGCTTTACCGGCACATTTTCCCGAACGCCGGACGCGGCGCTGCGGATGCTGATCGACGGGCGGATGTACCGCGACGGGAAAAGCCTGTCGCGCCGGATATGGAACCGCACCGACCAGCTGCAAGGCAGCATTGAGGACATTCTGACGCAGGGGATTGCCCAGCATCGCAGCGCGCTGCAAATCGCGCAGGACTTGGAGGCGTATGTCAGCCCGAAAGCGAAAATGCCGATCAACTGGCTGACGCTTTACCCGGATATTCCCTTTGACCGGCAGATCGACTACAACGCGCAAAGATTGGCGCGCACGGCGATTAACCACGCATACTGGGCGGCGAACATGGCGGCGGCGAAGGCAAACCCGTTTTGTAAAGCGATGCACTGGCAGCTCAGCCCCAGTCACTACGAGCGGCAGGTCGCCCGATTCGGAGAGGATATCTGTGACGCATACGCCAGCCACGATGAAGGAATGGGACGCGGAAACTTTCCGATTGACGACGTACCCATGCCGCACGCGCAGTGCCTTTGAGCGACGTGGCAGGTCGTGCCGGAGCTTTCGGACGTGGCGGATCGGCTCGGCGCGTGGGTGGACGGCGGCGAGGATACAGAACTGGATGCGGCGTTCGGAGAATGGAAAGCCGGAAAACCTGCCTTGACCCGCATTGAGATGAAAGCGGCGGCGAACGAAGAAACGTCGGTTAAAATCAGAAAGCTGGCGGATATTAACCTGAATCTGCTTGAGGAAAAGTTTGGAAAGATTCGGACGAGCGAAACCATCCTGACCGAAGAACGAGCGGCGCACATCCAAGAACGACATCCCGAAGATTATGCGCTGTTTGAAAAGTACGGCGTTCAGACGATTCGGGAACCCGATTTGATTCTGGTGGACGAAAAGCACGAAGGAACGGTCCTTATGATTCGGAAAACGAAGGACACGAATTTGAACGCCATTGTGCGGCTCGTGCTGCCGGGTGAGGATGAAAAGAGGAAAAACTCCGTCATGACGTTCTACCGAATCCGGGATAAGAACGTGGAGAAACTGAAAAAGAAAAGCGAGATTCTTTACAGCAAAGAATAGAAATGATATAATAGACATAGGATAGCCGAGCATTTGAAGTAGAGATTGTGCTGCTACACACCCTCTGGGTCAAAAGAAATGCGGGAAGGGGCACACCCGCCGGATGCAAGGCTAAGGGGATGGGCGAAAGCCCACCCCTTTCCTTTTATATCAAATATTCTGAGCGCACCCGCAAGGGCGCGCTTTTTACATATCAAAAATTTTGACAGGAGGACGAAAAAATGTTTAATCCCTTTCGCATGTTTTGTTTTGCCCCTGACGGTGTGCCGGATGGCGCGCCTGCTGCCGATGCTGAAAACGAGCAGGAGCAGCATGACAACCAGCAGCCTGAAACGACCGAGCAGACCGGGGACGCTGCGGCGAAAGCAGCGCAGACGGCTGCACCCGCTGGCAAGGAGCAGCCTGTCCCGAAGGATGAACCCAAGAAGGACGACAAGGCGGACGACCTCGCGGCGCGCGTTGTGACAGCGAACGCGCGCGCGATGCAGGCGGAATTGCGAACGGCTGCGGCGCTGGCGGGCGTGCCGAAGGAACGCATCCCGTATGTGCTGCGCATGTGCGATACGGAGGGCATCGATCTCGACGCGGCGGATGCGCAGGACAAGCTCGACGCGGCGGTCGCCAAGGTACTGGAAGCCGTGCCGGAGCTGTGCGGCGGCGCGGGTACGGGCAGCACGGGCAATTTTGCCCGCAGAAGCGGCAATGCAGAGGACGCGCTCGACGCAAAGATTCGGGAGAACATTATGGGCGCTTATTAAGAGCAGGAAAGAAGATGGCGAACAACATTGAAAAGGTTGACCTGATTCAGAAAATGCTGGACAAGGCGATGGTTCAGGGCGCTGTGACCGGCTTCATGGAAGCAAACGCCGGTCCCGTTAAGTACAGCGGCGGCGATGAAATCAAGATTCCGTCTATTGCTATGGATGGGCTCAAGGACTACGACCGACAGCTCGGCTTCGCGGAGGGCGACGTGACGCTGGTCTATCAGACCGAGAGGCTGACGCAGGACCGAGGCACCGGCTTTACCGTGGATGAAATGGAAGTGGACGAAAGCGGCGTTCTCGACCTGATGAGCCTGCTGGCGGGCGAGTTCCAGCGCACGCGGGTCGTGCCGGAGGTGGACAGCTATCGCCTGAGCAAGATTGCGAAGCTGGTCGGCAAGGATCGTCGAAGCGCATATACAGCGGCGGCTAATTCGGTCTACAAGGAATTGCAGAACGATATCGGCGGTGTGCGCGACGCAGTGGGCAGCGACGTTCCGCTGGTTGTGATTCTTTCCAGCACGATTGCCACGATGCTTTCCACGAGCACGGAGATCTCCAAGAAGCTCGACGTAACCAACTTCAAGCGCGGCGAAATTGAAACCCGCGTGAAGGTGATCGACGAGGTGCCGATCCTGCCCGCGCCGACCGCGCGCATGAACAGCCGCATCACCATCAACAAGGCGGATAAGGGCGGCTATGCCAAGGCGGAGGGCGCGCAGGCAATCAACTGGATTATCTGCCCGCGTTCCGCACCGATTGCGGTTTCCAAGACTGATAAGATGCGCCTGTTTGACCCGGAAACGTGGCAGAAAGCGCGCGCGTGGCACCTTGACTATCGCAAGTTCCATGAACTTTGGATTCCGAAGAATAAGCTTGACGGCTTCCGGGTGAGCCTTGCGGCGAAGGATACGACACTGGACGGGGAGGGTTAAACGATGCTGACGACAAGGGAAAGTTTCAGCCTGAACGCGGATATCCGCGACGCGGCGAATAACCAGAAGGTGATGCTGCACGCGACGTACAGCACCACGTCGCTCAGCCTGAACCTTGACGTGCTGGACGCGGGTTATGTCGCTGAAAACGACGAGAGCGTGCAGGCGGACGTGAAAGCATTCCTGCTGGAAGCCTGCAAGCGGGCTGCCTGCGTTGGGCTTCCGTGCAGGACGGTGGCGGGCAATGACTGACCTTGAACGGCTCAAGCTGCTGACCGAAGAGCTTGACGCGCCGGGCGGGAACACGGAAACGGGCTGCGGCTGTATGTCGCCGCCCGCATCCGCCCGGATGTATACGGACGCGCAGCTTGCGATGCTGCTGGAGCTGCACGAGGGCGACGTGCGCCGCGCGGCGTATGACGTGCTGATCCGCAAGGCGGAGAACTCGGCGGTGCGGCTGTCGGGCGGCACGGAGCTGCCGGATCAGCGCGCCTACTGGCTGGGCAGAGCTCGGAGCGTGCGCCCGAACGGGACGAAACCGGCAGGAAGGGCGGACGGCACATGATGAGCGGCTTTGCAATGCGGCAGGCGGAAGCGACGTTCCGGCGCGCGCTGGCGGCGTATGGCGCGGTCTGCGTGCCGGTTTGGCGCGTGCAGCGGGACGCGAACGGCGTGCCGATAGGCGGCGCGCAGAAGATCGGCTGCGTGTACGGCGTGCGCTATGAGCGCGGTCAGACCGCCAATGTGCTGGTGGATATCCCCGGCGTAATCGCCCGGATGGACGCGCCGAGGTTGTGCTGTGCCCTCGGCGATACGGCGCGGAGCTTGCAGGAGGGCGACGGGCTGAACATCACGGGCAGATGGTACACGGTGCTGCGCGCCGACGTGCAGATGGGCATCCTCTGCGACGTGGTGCTGAAAGAGGGCGAGCCGGATGGGATTGAAAATTGACGCGAAGGATTTTCTCACGAATATGTCCGCCATCAAGCAGCGCAGCATGTTCGCCGCTGAGAAGGTCGGGCAGAACGCGGCGGCGCGCATGGAGGGAGAAGCCAAGCGCAACGCCGGATGGACAGACAGGACGGGGCTTGCGCGCCAGACCATCACCGGATACTCCGGCTGGCAGGGCAAAAAGCTGCGCATGGGCATATCCGGCAACATGGAATACAGCGCGTATTTGGAGCTGGGGCATGAAGGCAGGTTCGCGATTCTCTGGGCGACCGTGCAGGCGAACGAGCAGAAAATCATGGACGACTTGCGGAAGGTGGTCAGATAGATGGATGCATGCCAGCGGACGATGGAACATTTAACTGCATCCGGTATTTTGACCTATAAGCCCGGCGTGGCGACCGGCAAGTGCCGCGCGCCGTATGTGGTCGTTCGAGGAGGCGGCGCATACGCGCGCGGTATGTCCGGCGCGGCGGGAATCGGTTATCGGACGGTGACGCTCTATTGCTTTGTGCCGCGCGTGGGCGGCGACCTGCCCGCTTTCGTGGCGGAGGTCAGGCGGATCATGCGCGGGCTGAAAAGTCAGCTTCGACCGACAGGCAACGAGGGCATCGAGATGCTGGAAGAAGATTTTGACGCACGCAGCCAGACGCTTGAATATCAGGCGCTGCGCGCGATTTTGTAAGGAGGAAGTATGGCAAACGAGAAGATTGTGCAGATTCCGCTGGCGAATGTCGCCCGCGTGGAGCTGGTGACGGAGGAAACCACGCCCAAGACCTATGTGGTCGATACCGCCAACGAGATGAAGCTGGAAGCCTTTGTCTCGGAAGGCGAAGAAAAAGAGCTGCGCAAATTGAACAGGCTGCTGGCGCAGCTCAAGACGGAGGATCTGACGAAGGGCTATGACCTGACCATGAAGGATATGGTCATGAGTCCGCCCGTGTTTGCGCTGGTGGACGGCGGCGTGAGTACGACCGGCGCGGAGGGCAAGTTTGAAGGATACACGGGTCCGAAGATGGGCGAAGTGGTGAATCGGACGCCCTTCACGGTCAACATCTATACCGAGGAGAAGGACGGCGACGGAGAGACGAC